TTGGACGATTGCCTCTCCTTGAGCCAATCTCTCGCGTTCGGATGCCAACTCCTGCGTCTTACGGGTGTAATCCGCCTGTCGCTGGTATCCATTCTGAAGTTCATCCAATGTGACTTCATGCACCTCGCCGTCGATCTTGACGTTGTACTTGTCACTTGTTGAATCTGCTTCCATAACCATCGGAATCCTTTCGGGTATTCCTACTCAAAGGGACACGGTGTCCCATTACAAGTTAGGTAACTCCACCCCCATCTGGTTTTGAAGTTGCGCTAACAATTCGGGAGGCACCCCTCCGGTTGCCTCAAAGACCTGATTTGGTATTGGACCCGGAGCCGCGCCACCACTCATAGGGGGTGGGGGCATACCGGGTTGACCGCCGAATGGATCTGGGGCTGCTCCGGCTTCAGCCTGCGCAACCTCCATGTCCTGTGGTGTCTGCTGCTGGATCAAAAACTTTTCAGGATCAGTTACACCAAAGCCGTACTGAAGCACATGCTTAACCAGTTCAGCCGGATCGACAACGACGCCTACAAGGGGAGCCAAAGCATTCATTAGCGAGATGGCCTGCTGCCTTCTGGCAGTCTCATTGAGTGGCTGCATTGAACCACCCTGAATGTTGTAATCGTATTCGCCAACGATGTCGTCACGCTCGTAGGCGACGAAATACTGTTCTTCATCCTTGCCGGTTACACGAACCATTTGGGCTTCAGTCATGTACTGCTGCATCAGTTGCATGACCATACGGGCCACCGTGGACACAACAAGTTCGACTGTGGCTAGTTTGTCCGCAGAACGGGCATTGCCAGCATCAGCGATAATGCTTGCCTCCGTCGCCGTGCGACGGATCTCCGGCATCTGACCACGCGAATACTCGGAGATACCCGACACCGTGTTGATGTCGCCCTCAATGATTTGAGACTGCTGGTAGATTTCTGGAGACAACGGGGTCTGCGGCAACGGTGCTACGACACTACTCAGATCCCGATTTTCGTCAATGACGGGAACGAATCGACCGTCATCGTCGGATTCCAAAGCCTCTCGGCCCTCTGGGCCAAACGACCTCTCGTGGAACAGGTACTTGCGGGCGTAACGCTTCCGGTGGTTCACCATCTGCGTTCGTGTCTTGTTTAGTTCCTCCTGCAACGATTCGATCTGCGACAAGTCGCCTATCGGATAGAACACATCAGGAACGTCATAGTTTCGTAGCATCACGAAAGGATGCCCGAACGCATACGGCATCGGTGTGGGGTCCAGCAGGTAGTCGTCACCTGAACTGGCACACACTGACAGGGTGCCTCGCTCAATGTCATAATACTCGTAGAGGCTGACCCGCTCTGCCAGATCAGCGTACTGTTCCCGTTCCGTGTCGTTATCCCACCGGTAACGCACACCCGAATCGGCGGTAAGCGCCCGACGAACACCCGCCTTGAAGCGTTTGTCCTTCTTGACTTCCGCTAAAGGCCGCACAATGCGTTGAACAACCCATTTGGCGTCCTCCAAGCATGTCGCCTCTGGGTCCACCAGCATGTCGAATGGGCTGATCCGCTCCACGAAAGCCTGATCTTCCACCACCTCCATAGCGGTGGTAGGTACCCCGGCGATGATGTCCTCATCGGTGGGGAGATCCCCAGCCATAGCGGGGTTGGCGTAAGCGAAATCCTGAACTTCTGTCGCAACATTAGCGATTTCCGTATCCCGCTCTGAGGCAGTCAACGGACGCTCTTCTTCCACGAATCGCCAACCAACCTTGAGCCATCCATGCCCAACGATCAGGAAGTCCTTTACCGCCCTGCGGAAAGGCTTCCGGTAATCGTGGTGTCGCCACAAATAGTTGATAACGGCTTCCACGAATACGGCGCGATCTTCGTCGCCTTCCTTATTTGCAGTAACCGTGATCTTTGGATGGTTTACCGCAACAGCGGGTGCAATCACATTGATGGTACTGAATGCGAGGTTGACCGAAACCCGGTCACTCCCAGCGTTGCTCGTACCAAAATATGTTTTGCCACGGTACATATCAATCATGCGACGCCACATGGCGTCGTAACCCTCGTCAACACGCCAACGATGAGTCTTGTCGATACGTTCTTTAACCGTAGCGAATTGTTCCGCTTTTGTTTCTCGTGCCATTACACGGATGCCCTCTCAGGTTCTATTCCTGCCGCACGGGCATCAGCGATCACCTTCTTCTCCCGCTCACGCATGGTCAGATGATGTTCGTCAGGGGGACATTCCCGTTCACGATAGCCGCGCCCGGTAACGATCCTGATACCCAACAGTTTCTGACGATACTCCCACAACTCCGCCAGTTCCAAACGGCTCTTCGGACCCTTCAGGTCCGTAACATACGTTTCAAACTGTTCGTAGGTTGCGTCAGATGGCAGAATCAACTTGGGTGGTTAGCGCTCTTCGGCTGCTTAGCCGAAGGCTCAACCGAACCCTGAAGACCATGCTGGTTGAACGGCGTTGAACGCGGTGCCTGCTCGTTGCTGCTCTGACGGCTGCCGCCCTCGTCTGCACGCAACGTAGCCTTCTGCGAACCGCCCGGACGGGGAGGACCATTCCACAACTGGGCACTATTCAACTTAGGGTTCGCACCCATCCCAGAAGCATTGAACTTTCGGTTACTCATTATAGGACGCTCCATTCGGTCGGTTATGTCCTAAATAAAGACTCAAGGTGTCCCACGAGTCGTATTCAAACCAATGGTATCAACATCAGGGGTCGGATCGCGGATTTGCCTGCGCCACCAATCAAACGTCCAAGTGTCATCCACCTTCTGCACATACTCCGGTACAAAAGCGTACTTTCGCATTTGGTTAGCGAGAGCCAACGACATGACCCGATCATCGTAAGGCGACCCCGACATCGAACCCCGCTCATTACGGACAAACGTCCGCAACTCAGCCACCGTGTCCTTGCAATGCAACACCAACTCTTCGTTCTTCAATGCCATACCCAAATCGTCAATCATCAACGGTTTGGATGTACGCGTCGTCTTCCACCCATACTCTTGACTCATCTTATTGGTATCACTATTCAACGAGCGCTTACGGAACAGGTTCGGATACCCCAACTGGCGCAACTGCACAATCGTCGTCAACCCGTGGTTGTTCGACTCCACACAACACAAAGCATTCCCGTACCAAATCCCAAGATTGTAAACCTCGTAAGCCAATTCGTCAGGTGGAATACGGCCATGCCAGATAGCGACCTGTTCCCCCTCCTTCACATCAATAACTTGAACACACGAATAGTCGCCATGCCCCAAACCCTCAGCGGTATCCACCCCAAGGACATAACCACTCCACCTTTTAGGGCGCTCCCAAACAGTCAGCACCGAAACTCCAACACATTCTTTTGAAGTTCGTGAAGATAACCCTGCTCACCCGCACACAGATGCACAGACATGCGAGCAAGAACATCAAGATCAAAAACAGGGTTACCAGACCTCACAAACGCCTCCTCAGGACTCGTCGGATACTCCTGCGCCAACTGCCACGGCAACATCGACTTGCATTTGCCCTCATACCACGCCTCATCCCGATCCTCAGACGCAGACCACGGAAAAAACATTGAATCAAACTTGTTGTTCCCCGTCGTCGCACCCGTCCAAAGGTGATGGAAGAAGTTTCCGCTTCCATTCGCCGTACTAAGACCAATAATTCGGCCTCCGACATCGGCCACCGGCTCAATGGACGCCCATGCTTCCTCCGGGTTGGGTAAAAATGCCCACTCATCAACAACTACCAGCGACGCGGACTCACCGCGAGCAGGGTCCGACGCCGAAGGCATCGAAGTAATCTGACTACCATTGCTAAAAACCATTCTTTGCTGATGATCCACCATTGATTCAGGACCACGCTCAATCATCCACAACGGCAAATGCTTAAACCCGTACTTCGTCTTGCGCAAAAGCAGCACCGCCTCCCGCTCTGTACGCGACAAATCAATAATGTTCTGATCTTCCTTGAAAAACGCCAACCAAAACTGGTGCGCAGCCACCAACGTCGTCCACCCAATCTGACGGGCCTTCAACGTCAACGAATAACGGTTGTTATCCCACCGCCTCAAAGCCTCAGACTGGGCATTCCGAAGATCAAATAGTATTCGACCATGAGCAGGATGAGCGATATGCCAATACATACGTAAGAAATACGACTCATCCGCAACACAGTGCCGCCACTCGGCCTCCTGCCGCAGTTCACTCAGACGACCCATCTAATCGAACAACGATTGTAACGTCCGACCCAAACCCCAAACCGTAAACGCAACACACGCGAACAGGGCAACCACCGTCCCGCACAGAATCCACTCCCTCACTGACACGACTCACAAACCTCAGGGTCTTCAACGCCGCATACAAGCGGCTCATCATCATCAAACGGGTCCAACGCAGGATGCTCACCCAACGCCTCTTCCCGCACATAATACGGAACCCACTTGCCCTCATGCAACACATACCCCGGCATTACTTACGCTTCTTAGCATGAGTAACCTTCTTACCAGTACGCTTGGCAGCCGCCCTAGCAGCCGCCTTACCCTTAGCAGAATACGAATAATGCTTACCACCAACCTTAGGCACTTGCCACCATCCTCAAATGCTTAACCTCAGCCTCCAACGCAGAAGCCAACTGCTCATCCGAAAAGCCCGCAACGTCCCGCTCATCATCCACAACAACCTTCCTACGCGGAGTGAACTTCTCAATATACTGAAGATACAAAGACGCTGCCTTCACATCGCCATCGGAAGCCCTCTGCCAGAGCGAGTCGATTACGCTCTGAACCCGTTCCGGGTTGATGTTCAGTTCTGCTGCA